TGAAAATCTCGGACCGATCAAATGTCTCAGGTATTGGTGTTGCCCCTGGCCGGGTCGATGTGGGTACATCTAAGGGGGCAATACCTTCATCTGCGCCTCTCGGTAGCGCACCTATGCCCTGGTCGATATCCTTGCCTTTACCCACCTTGCGCGCTGACAGGGCAGCTTTTGCGATTTTTCCGGCCACACCAGGCGCTTTAAACACAGATCCTACAACACCACCAACGGGACCCGCTGCGTAAAACGCATCTCCTAAAGATCCCAGTCCCTGGGCAATCGCCTCCAAGTACCCCCAACCACCTCGCTCCCAGTTTTCAGCAGCGCTGAGCATTTTTTCACCATCCAGCATGTATGCTGGCAAATCCTGTAATTTAAGTCCCTCAGGAGGGGGAATAACCATTCCGCCCGATAAGTCTAAGCTTGCCATCCCAGGCGCAAACTGTGCGGCTCCCCAAGCGGCTTGCGCTTCGGTAGGCATCATCTTGGCGGCCTCACGTTGAACTTGGGCCTCCCATAACATGCGCTCTTCTTCGCGCCGAGCTTGCTCAGCAAAGAAATCTTTTATCCCTTCTAGGAACCCGTCGTCTTTTATCTCAGTCATAATTATATTATTAAACCCTAGGACTATATTTGCAACGATACTCGCCCCAGTTGCGCTTTAATATCTCAAACCAATGGTCCAGGGAAACCACACAATTAAAATAAGGGTCTACCTCCCATTCGGGATTTATAGCATGCATCGGCAAACAAACCTGTATTGGCTTCCGATTGTACCTAAAAATCAACACGGGTATTTTTTCACCAGCGGCCTCGACGGTCTGCTTTAACCATTCCGGTTTATAAGCCCACCCGTCTTTATAATGTTTGCACTCGACCGCGTGAAATGGGATATCAATGTCGGTGAGGTCCGCAAGTTGATATTGATCCAGGTTGCGTTTACAACTGAAGGAGATCCCTTCAGATTCAAAGAAATTATTGATCTCTTTTACAATGGCCCTTTCAAACGTAGCGCCTTTTGTGCGACTCAATGCTGACATGGAAAATTAGTATACCATCTAAGTGGCGCGAAACTAGGTGCGGTTGTGACGATGTGACGGTTGTGACGATGGTTCGGCATCTTTCTAATATATACTAGTTTTTAATCCCTAGAAGAAAAATACGGAACATGCGTCACAACCGTCACATTGTGACGATGTGACGGTTGTGACGATGGTTCGGTATCTTTCTAATATATACTAGTTTTTAGTCCCTAGAAGAAAAATACGGAACATGCGTCACAACCGTCACATCGTCACATCTCGTCACATCGAGCCCATGAAGTGCGGGAATTACGGTACAGAATTTTGGTTATTCAGTGCGGTGAACCCAGTTTAAACCTTCCCGCCGCAGCGCCAGCCAAATATGGGGGTGTCGGGTCAAAAAAATACCGCGAAATCTCAGAAAAAACCAGATCCAAGGGACTCCTATTCACAAGGGTTCCCACGGCCTCTCCCTGACTCGGCACCTATCTTATTGAATAATAACGCTTTTAATACTTGTACTCTCAGATATACCCCCAAATGTACCCCCCAGTCAGTGTACAGGGTACAGCTACAAAAGATATTCCTAATTGCTCTTCAGTGACCTACCTGCCCACTGCGGTCACTGAGAGCTGCATTGATGCGCGCCAGCTGTTTTGCGAGAAAGCCAGCAATATCAATGGCTTACGAGATTTCTTGATTTTTTTCAGGATTTTCGGGGCCTGGGCCGGCTGGCGAAGCTAGGACGCGGTTAAGCTCATCAGAAGTCCTTCTCTAGCTTGTCTGAGCTTTCAGCTCCCAAAAGCTTAGACAATCGATCCTTGATATCTTCCTTCGTCATGGTCTCCAGGTTGGCATTGATATTAATGTTCTGGGATCTATTAACCGACAGGCCGGCGAGCTGGTTGAGTTCTTTGATTGCTGATACAGCTGCATTAAAGTGCCCGTTAGCAAATGCAGTCTCGGTGATCTTCCACAGCATTGTGCCGGTCTTCTGCGGAGTGATTGCATACTTCTCTGCCAGCTCATCCTGGCGGATGCGCACTGCCCTGGTCACCTTGGGGAAGTTCTTGCCGTTGAGCATCTTGCTCGCTGAGTTAGCTGGAAACTCAAACCCGGACTTGCGAGCTGCTTCAGTCTGGCTGCACGCACCTTCGGTGTAGTGCCAAACAAAGCTAGCTTGCATTGCAGTTAGCCCATGCTCCTCATCCTTCTCAAAGGTATCAGGAACCGACACGAGCATTGGCTTTTCTTTCTTAGGTCTGCTCACTATGTTCCGGCATTCTTCATAAATTGTTTAAACACTTGTCTACCTTCTTCCTTGGTATATAACCTTTCGTTATAATCTGATCTTTCTTCACAGTTCATGTTATACCATCTCGCAAAGTTAGTCTCGTAGCTCTGGCTGCGATCATAAACAAACCTATCTTCTCCCATCTTCTCCTCCACAGGGGGTAGTGTACATATCCCCAACTTAGTACGGTATTGCGCCCCTATAACCGGTGTTTTTATGTGTTGGGCCCCTTATATAATATTTCTTATATATAAGGGTTATACCCTGTATATAGTAAGGAACCCAGTAAACATAAGGGTTTGAGCACAGGTAACAGCCAAGTGTTAGGTAACAGTGAATCACAGCACGACTGCACAAATGTATGTTCCCAGCTTTTTGCCCAGTGCTGGCACAAACCATTCCGCCCTAAAAACAGGGTCGCATTTCCATCCCCAGCCCCTATAACCTCCATCAATTCACCCCTGTCCGACAGCCAGAGCTGGCACAAATCAGCTCACTCATCACCTCTGGTCCATCAATTTGTTAGCCAGCAGCCCGAAGCTTATCCACAGCATAATCGGCACGATTGCTATAACGATTGTTATAACGATTGCTATAACGCCCGCGACAAGACTCACTGCTGCCGACAGGTATCCCAGTGATGTGATGGCTATGTCAAGCATCCCAGCTTTTGTAATTGCCTGAGCTGCCGCCAAAGTCTTCGCTCGGCGTGTCGTAATCCAGGTCATATAATTTCTTGCCATTACTTCTCCTTGGTTCAATACCATTGTCACTCAGCACTCTGTTTGCATCTTTAAAGTCGGGCACGCGTGGGTTGGCAATCCCTAAGTCGCGCAGTAGTTTAGTCATCTGCACTGGTTCGGTGGTCATACTATCAAACCTAACGTGCTCCAAGATGAGGTCCTCGACGCTTGATTGTGTGCGGTAGCTCTCATTCGATTCATCCAGCATCTTCCGCTCATCGGGCGTGAGAAACCAATTCTTCTGACCAGACACATACAGCGTTTCTTTAACCTCGGCCCAGAGCTGCTGCATATCGATGCCATGGTTGAAGTTAATCCGTTTCACTGGTATCACCCAGAACCTTCGGTTGCCAGTGGTATCGATTAAGAACTCACGTTCATTGACGCTTGCATAGAACGCTGTGCGTCTTTGATAAGTGGTAAATGCTCTGTCATAGGGTAGGCGCAATTCATCTACTTTTTTAGTTACGAATTGTTTTAGTTGGTCTATATCGGCACGCTTAAAGGTCGAGCCCAGCTCACCTAATTCAACCAGCCAGTGGCTGACCGCTTGCTTCACGCTATCCTTATCGGTTGGGTTGAGCATGGCACCTTCGAGTAACCAGCCATCGTCGTAGTTGGCGAGCCGTTTAAACCACAGCGTTTTACCTAATCCCTGTGCGCCCTGAAACACCAGGATGCCTTCAAGCGCTACACCGTGCTCCTCACAAGCTGCCGCACAACAGCTTATCAGCCACTTCTTCATTAGCATCTCTTTGAGCTTCTCATTCTCTGGGCTACCTATGGTGTCCAGAAATTCTTGCAGCCGGCTTTTGCCGTCCCACCTTCTTGACTCCATCCACTGCATAACCGGATTCCACTCGGTTGCTAACACCTTTAGGTAATCTCTTACCCTGGTATGCGGGATGCCCATGTTGATAGCGCGATCCTCGATCTCGACCAGCGCTGCCTCTTCTTTCATATCAGCGATAAATTTGGTGTTAGGTACATCAATCTCCATGCGTTTTTTTATGACGTTATAGACCACCTGGATACCATTGACCGTGAGCACGCCCTGCACATTATCTTTATTGTTGAGATATCTGCCGGTGCTGCCACGCACAAAATCATAATCAACGGGCACGTTTATAGATCTAAGGGTTGGGAGCACTTCGCCTTTCAGTGCCTCTGTTTGGTTTTTATGATCGTTGTAATCACCCTTGGACTCAGGCATGAACACGTCCGCCTGACCTTTTAATTTACGAATAGCCCGGCACGCTTTGACGGCTTCCCTTTCACCTGTGTTTGATTCTGGGTCGTTGTCGGCAATAAAAACAAACTTACGGTCATTCAGAAATTCAAAGACAACCTCGGC